CAGAGTACTGCGCGAGAGAAACGTCACTGCGAAGAAGCGGGCCATCTCACACAAATTCCTAGGAATAGGATGGTGTGCATTGTATGGACTGCAAATGCAGGGACTGCCCAGCAGTAAGTTATCTGGTGCGCCAATGTCTAGGGTCCTTATCCGTGAGTCCATGCTGAAGCAGAACGTGCGTCAGCCCGACACAACCGGCAGGTGTGTGTACGAAGCAACGCTTTGTGCGAGTGTAGTGAGCCATGCAGTAGCTGAAGAGTCGCTGCGCTCCTGGATTCGGAAAGCGTGTGTCAAGGTCGCTGCGAATGCGTTGTTGTTGCTCAATCCTTTGGGCACCGTAACGCGGCGATATGGGATATTGCTTAGTGCCACGGGTTGGGGTCGGATGCCACTGCAGACCAGGCAAGTTATTATGAGAGCACGGCCTTGTGCCGCTAATAACTGGGTAGGAGACTGGTTTGCAGCTCGTGATGCTCTTCACTTCGGTGGCTTAGCCTCTATCGGAGTGTCCTCACTCGCATTCGCCGCGATTGAGACTTATAGAATGAGGGGATCGTACACATCCTTCGCTATGAGAGTAATTGGACACGCTGCACTGGGAACCTTCGCTATGCAGTTCGGTGTGATTCCAGCGATTGTAGTTCACTCGGCCTACAACTTCGGTATGATGCACTATTATCCAGGTGCATTGCTTGAGCTAACCAACTCCAGAGATAGAGTTGTGCTCGCTGCGCCCAAAGCGCCCGAGGTAGGTGATTTGTGTTGTGAACATGCTCGCATGAAGACGGTAAAGATACAGCCGGACTTCAAAATCGCGCGCGACCCTGAAACTAGGTGCAACCCGGGTTTCGGAGCGAGGGCTGCGTGGGGCATTAAGGGTTTGTACGCTGATGTGATGCGAACATGTCACCATAACGAGGTGATATCCCTTAATGCTAGGGTTGGGAAGCTGCTGCCGCAGCATGATCCCGTCGTGGCAGCGACGGTTGAAGCCGAATGGGTTAAGGTCTCTGAGCTGACCATACCTATATTCGCCAAGAACGTCAAGAAAGTGACGCTGCCCATGCCTTTTGAAGAGTGGATCAAAACATTTCCACCAGCTAAAAGGGAGATGTACCAAGAACTCCGCGCAATAAATGCGGTGGTACCCTCAAAGCTACAAGCCTCCTCTTTTGTCAAGAAGGAGCTTGTTCTACGCGAACAGGAAGAAATAGCCCTTACGAAGGACCCCCGAATGATACAGGGGTGCCCGCCGGAGCTAAGCCTGCACACTGGCCCCTATATACGTCGGGCGGCCAAGCAACTGAAGAAAGGCATGAAGCCTAAGCATTGGGATCCTTCGATGCTTGCTGAGGGAAAGCACTTCATTTACACGTGCGGGATGTCGGCGGAAGGTGTTGGAGCATCCTTCTCCAAAGCTCTCACGCTCATACAGTCAATCTGTGGGCCTGGGGAGCGCGTAGTTGTGTTGGAAGATGATCAATCGCGCTTTGATCTCCATATAACCGGAGCCGCATTTGCACATTTGCACCGGTTGAACCAGGTCCTACTACCTCGCAAAGTAGCCCGGTTCCTGAAGCGCACATCAAAGTCCACTGGGAGGACGATGCTAGGTTGTAGGTACTCCGTGCCCTACACTATGCAATCGGGGTGGCCAGATACGAGCTATGGGGACTCTATCTGTAATGAAAGCATGAAGTTATACATCCACCGACCGGGAAGGAAGTGGGTTAGTATAATTTGTGGAGACGATAGCGTTACGGTAACGACTGACCAAGAGATCCAGGCTCTGGGCGGACCCGACATGATTGTTGAGGGATATGCCAAACTGGGGATGGAAGTCGATGTTCAACTCCGAACACAGGAG